TCCTGTTGCAGAGATATTAAGACCTTGTTGTAGACTTTCTTTTGAATAATCAAAAGTAAATGAAGCTGTACCTGCTAATGCACTTCCGCTATTATATTGAATTTGAGTATTATTTCCTCCTGCGTTTAACGGTGCCCATGAAGCAGATGTTGCGAATGAAGCTGTACCAAATAAAGATCCTGTTATTCCTTGAGATACATTTAATGATCCAGTTATACTTTGTGAGCCAGAAACAAGGACTGTACCGATTAAAATCTGTGTATCATTTGTTGCATCTCCAAATTGATTTGATCCTGATGAATTTATTGTTGATGATGAGATTGCTGTTGTATTTAGTAATGCAATTGATGCAGTTCCACTTACTGTTACATTTCCTGTAATAGTTCCTCCTGTTAGTGGAAGATATAGAGGAGCGTGAGATGCTGTTAAAGCATAAGAAGCTGTAGCAGCATTTGTTGCTGTTGCAATTGCATAAGAAGCTGTACCGAATAAAGATCCTGTAAATCCTTGAGTAGCTATTACTGATCCTGTTACTTGAACAGTATTCCCTGCTGCAAATACTAAATTACTTCTTGATCCATCTGATACTCCATTCCCTATAATAAAGGCAGATTGTACTGATGATGATAAGTTGTATTCACCCTGTGCATGTTGGTAATTCCCTAATGCTACTGTTCCTAATCCTTCGGCATGTGCTGCTGTTCCCCGTGCTACTGTACTCTGTCCTTCTGCGTGTGAATATGGTCCTGATGTTGCTGTAAGATATCCTTCAGCATGTGAATAGGTTCCTAAAACTGCTGTAGACGTCTCCCTACCTTCTGCATGTGAGTAATTACCGCTTGTAGCTGTCTGGTAACCTTCTACATGTGAATATGATCCTGATGCTATTGTAAAATATCCTTCAGCATGTGAGAAGTTATATGCCTGTAGTCCACTAGGCCCTTGTGTAAGATTCCCAATTATATTAACTGATCCTGATATACCTGTTGATCCTGAGATTTGTACTACACTGTTTCTAGATATACCTCCACCTCCAATGTCTGACCATTTTGAACTACTTGGTAAGTTTACTGAAACTGACGTAGGAGGTTGTCCTATAGTTGCACTTCCTGTATAATGTAGGTTGAGTACACTTGCAGATACTGATGCTGAGTAGAAGTATGATGAGAAGTTGGTATCTAACTGTATGTGTGATAGTGCTGATCCTGTTACGGTTCTTAATGTAATTGCCATGTTATATATCTATTTTTACTATTATTGTCATTTCTGTATTTGCTGATTTTGGTGTTGGTTGTGCCATTTTACCTACTGCTATTAGTTCGTCTGCATCGTTATATAATCCAACCGTTGTTATGTATGGCTGGAATATGCTTCCTGTTACATTGTTCTGTCTATCTCCTTTATTTATACTGCCTGAGGTTGAGTGTACTTCTCCATCGCTGTTATAAACAGTTCCTGTAGAACCGCTTAATGTAGATGGATTATGTGTATAATTATATTCAGAATCCCGTATTTTACAGTGATAGTTATGAGTGAATATTGGTTGACTTGATTCCCATTCTAGTACTAAATTTTGTCTTAATTTTTTGGCTGCTATAGCAGTAACTAGTTCTTCTCCTGATAGCGGGTCTATTCCGCCCCATAGATTTTGTAAAAATTGTGAGTATATTGGATTGGTTATAATAATATTTCCGTGGGGATATATTATATCTCCTACATACTCTCTAGGATTACTTGCACTAATGTATAAGTTTCCATCTCCATCATCATCTATTCCTAAAGTATCTATTTGATTTGTTTGAAATGGGTCGTTTGAGTAATCATCCACCCAATATGTTCCACTTACGTATAGTATTTGTTGTACTTGACTAATTACAAAACTTAATCCTACTCCAGGATTTAAGTGAGTACCTACAATTGATCTAGGTATTGATATTACAAAAGCATTATCTACTGGGTTTCTGCTTTCAGGGTAGGTAAGTGTTGTTTGATTATAGTAGTCGAATGAGTGAGATGGTATCTCTGTTACGTTTCCTGTAGTTTGTTTTGTTGGATAGTATAACTGCTTTAGTGAGTTAACATATACTCCTGTAGCAGAAGGTATTAGTTGAATTCCATAGGAATTAAATAAATTACCAGTTACTGCCCATCTCTTGTGGGCAGTATAGGTGGTTATAAATGCATCTTGTTTGTTTAACTTTTTGTAAGTGCTCATTCATTAATAGTCAAGCTTGATTCTTACTAACGCTTCTTTTGTAAAATCTTTTAGTAATGGTCTTGATAGTTTAGCAACTCCTAATAGGTCATTGTTATTGTTATACAATCCCACTGTTGTTACGTATGCTTGTGGTGTATTTATCAATACATCGTATTTCAACTCTCCTGACCCTGTTATAATAGATGGGTTTGTTGAATAGTTATATTCACCATTTCTTACCCTAATAAATACATAATTTGATGTAATAGTTTCTTCTGATTGTAATATAAAGCTACCACCTGCTTTCACTATCTCATAAAAAGGTGATAGGTTTGGAGATGATGTTAAAGGAACGGCAGATGTTTCATTAATAGACAGTCCTAATCCTCCACCGGTAGATGTATTTGCTTTTAATGCTTCTCCGTTTAATACAATAACTCCAACGTCTGGTAGGAACTTACCGTAAGAGCCTGATGCTACTGTGTGTCCTAGTGCATTTAGTGTTGTAAAAGGTGTTCCGTTTGATCCACTTACAATATCGTAAACTCTCCCTGAATCTGTATAAGATATTGTACTTAGTACTTGACTATTATCTGTTAGGTTTAGTGTTGTCCCTCCATTTGTTAACCTTAGGTTAAATGTTCCAGGTAGTAATTTTTCCTTATACCTTCCTCTATTAACTGAAATTACAAATATTGAATTAGGAGTTGTATCCCCGAAAATAAAATCAGTATTCTCATCTCCATTAATAAGTGTTCTGTACTGTCCATATATTATAGAAGAAGCTGATTTTCCATTTTCTCCTTGTGATATATTTTGTGATCCACTTCCTTTTCTATTGCCGTATGCAAGAGAGAATTGTACTGCTGCTCCAGTTGCAGTTGGTGTGCTTTGGTAGATATCGTAGTAATATCTATTAATAGTTGCTTGTGATGAAGCAGTGAAAAAACTGGTGAGGGCTGTTACTTGTCCTGTCCAAGCTGGTGCTACTATTGATTCAGCACTTATTGTAATATCTTCTGTATCTAATCTTTTGAATGACATATCTTTTTATTGATTTACTTGTATAATTGTTACAGGAATGGTTACCCTTGCTCCAGAATCTCTACCTACTACTGTAATTGTTGTTTGCAATTGTGTATTTGTTCCAAATAATGTATTAACTGTTGTTGCAGTTAAGTTGATTGAAGTACCAATTACTGTTTTAGAAACATTCGTCCCTAAAGTAGTTGTTGAATTTAATGCTGTAGCATCTGGTGTATTTACTCCTACTCCGTTAAATGAATTTAATACCCTAGCATCTGCAATAGTTACTGTATATCCTGAAGATTCAAAGTTTTGTGAACTTCCGAGGTAGTTTAATGTTTGTGGGGTGATAGCGAGTGATGCTCCTTGTTTTAATCTAATAGCAGCATAACCTAAATCTAGAATTGGTAATCTAGCAGTTCCTCTTGGAAGAGTTGTTAGTTTATATTTCATGATTTGAGTTTCATCAGGAAATGCTTCTAACAACGGCATTGCTTCTATAGCTTCTCCGTAAAAAGCTGATCCTGAGGCGTGATTTGGATTGTACAAAGTGTAGTCAATCTCATCATCTGCTAAAGCAAATTGTGTGATTTTAAAAGATCCATCCCCTCTAGCTAATAATTCTCTTCCCTTTTTTGTTAAAATAGCATCAACTGTTACTACTTGATTACTTAAATATCCCATTTTTTATGTCTTTTAATTATAAATATATGTATTTTAATTTTATCTTACTACTACACTATTACAACCTGTCCAAAGCCGTCAATAGTTAAGATATCTAAGGATTCTTTTATAACTAACCTACCTTTTGATATTCCCTGAATTTTATTTCCTTTTAACTGATATATTTTTGTTAGATTTGGTATTTTGAATAATGCACGAGTATTGGGGATGGCAAATTGTCCGGATGGTGATCCATTCCATTTTCTTGTTACGTCTAGTATTATTACATTTTGGTTAAAGAGTGCTATTTGTACATCCTCTACTCGTATATATTCTGTAAAAGTAGTTTGATTAGTACCGTCGCCCATCGTTATAATGTCTCCTATATAGATATCTGGGTAGGTTGTGCCTGCAAGCAATTGAATTGTTATTGTATTATCACTACTTGCTATTGCTGTTCCATTTGTTACGTATCTAGTTTGTGTAACATATGGCTGACTTGGTAAATCATCCTGTGATGTACTGAGGTAGTCGTTGTACAGTACAGTGTTACTTGATATTTGGTTGTTAATTGATGCTGTTGTTATACTCGATGGAAAATAACTTCCTTTAAATGATTTACCTGTTATTGCTGAGTCTAATCCTCCGTATTTTATACTATTTGTTGATGTTCCTTCATATCTACCGTTAATCCATCCTGTCATTGAGTAGTTACTATCTTGTATATTTGCTTTTCGTGCTGTTAGTGTTAATATATCGTCAATGTTAGTTGGATTTACTGAACCTGGTCCTCCTTTAATCTCATACCTATCTGCTACCATTACATTGGTTGACTGTCTGTTATCTTGCACATTATTTAATAATACATCATAGTCTCCTCCAAAAAAGATAGTACTTGTAGTAGACGGTATCGCTACTATTATTTGTGATAGTATTATCGGTGTATTATCTGCTAGATGGTTAATTGTTACATGTGTTATTTCAAAAAAATAATAAGTTACATTATTTCCTCCGAATGTTACTGTTCTACTTACTCTTGATTGTATTACAAATGTGTAATTATATCCGTTAAGTGTCATGTTAATCTGCTGGGCTGATAATAGTAATTGTGTTGAGTTAGTACCGTTATTATCAATTATAGGTATTGTAAATCCAAATACAGTCAATGGAAATGATTGTGGTGTACCAGGAGGAGCTTCACTATACCAGATGTTTACTGAGTTTGGTTGTGTTGCATCAACTATTGTTAAAAATTGTGTACTAGTTAGTGACATTTATATATTATTTTTAATTTAATTTAGAAAACTACCCAGTTCCACTACCACATACATCAGCTATACATGCGGTATTATTTGTCAAATAGTTAGTGTATATGTTACCGAATTCATCCTCTTCACATCTATAATCAACACCAGGCTCACATGTATCAATTACTACATCTACTACTGGTGATTGTATAGTTACCACCTGTATACAAGTTCCTGCTCCTCCGTAGGTCTGATTAGTACTATAGGCGCTTATACGTATATTGCAATCTGCTAGTTTTATACTATCTGGCCCTAAAGTCGGTTGGTTGAGCGGTACATCAAGATATTGTTCAAAAAGATATTCCCAACGGTTGGTTAATCCTGTTGCTGTTGTATATGCGGCAAATGCTCCTCCTTGTATATTCCAACCATACCATGTGATGGCAGAGCCGTAGTTGGTAGTTTGGTAAGGGTAGTAGGTTAGTGTGAATATCTCATCACCGCTCCATCTGAATCGCGGATTAAGAGGATCTATTATAGCAGTCAGATCTTGAACTAAAGGGGAATCTGGTGTGATAAATGCGTATGAAGTAGCTTCATCATTTTTATCTACTAATTCTACAAAGAATGTAGTATCCTGAAGGTTCTGCCCTGTTGCAAATAAACTCCTAATTGTTGGGGTTGTGTTTAGTAGACTGACTGGGTCTATTGTTTTTCTACATACTTTAAATGTCTGTGGATTTACTTGTGGACTTGTGTTTGTTTCAAAGAAAGATGTATCATTGAAAAAGTATGTTTCACCATTGGTGTAACCAGTTATCGGACATCCGTCATTGACAGTGGCAGTAACTTTTCGTCTACAGGAAGGTAGCCCGGTGTGGGTTTCAATTGTAATATCTCTTGCTTCTATTGAAATTGTTGTTCCAGGAGGATAATCAGTAGGGTTAAATGAAACGAAGGTAGTTGTTACTTCTTCTAAACCTGGTGAGAGGTCGGCTATAGGGCGTGTTATAAAGTATTTTATATTACTATTGTTAACTGGTGAGAAAAAGTATGATAGATCGTATGACTGCTCTCCTACGATCGCTCCTGGTAGATTTACTATCTCTATAGAACAACTTGCATACATTGCTGATGTACTGACTTGGCAGTTTGCAAGATTTGATGAAGTTGCTTGTAGCTTTATTATTTGATATTGCTGAAAGTCAGTATTTGTAAATATGTATGGAAATACCGGATATACTGTACTACCTCCAGCAACTGATGCAGTATATGATGTGTATAGGGATGTTCCTCCGAAAAATGTTGATAATTGGTAGCTTTGTAGTGGGGTTATTAGTAGGGGTGGAGGTGTTGCTGAGAGAAAGCATATTGTACTTGAACCGCTTACTAATATTATATCGTATACTAATTCTGTAAATTGCTCTGTTGTAAATATATTAGCACTTGTTAACCCACCTTGCGTGATTGTTATATTACTTCCTGAAAAATCTCCGTCAAACTTAGTTTCTTCGTGTCCATGTCTATAATCCTGTCCTAATCCTAAAGGTGTTTGTACTAGTCTGTAGTTTGTTATTGGGTTATTTTGATTAATGTATGTTATAGTTGTATAGTTATCATTAATACCAAAGGTATTTCCATGACTACTTTCAATAAAAGCAGTATCTATCGACCCACTATGTTCTGATCTCGATCCTGATAGAATTACTGATTTGGCTTTGTTTCTTTGTAATAGGTGTGGTTTGATTATAATACCTGTATCTGCTGTCACTCTGGCAGGTATAAAATCTCGAACCATTTTAAAGATAGTATTATCAAAGAATTTAATTAATCTAACATAATCAAATATATTATAAGCAGCTGAACTACTCATAATTCTATTTGTTAGATTAGTTAAAGTATCGACTATACTACCTGTACTGTCTAGTAATGTATAACTATCTGATGTTAAGTTTCTTGGATCTCCTATGTAATCATCTATGTTAAAGCTTGATAAAGAACCTGTAGCTAATGAAGAAGATACAATGTAATTATCTACATTATCGGTAGGTGAAAAACCTACCTCTATAACGTGTAGATCATCGGTATATTTTGGATCTCTCTTATAGATTGATGTATATGGTGATAAGGTACTCCCTGTTATTAAACTACCTGTGTGATCTAATCTTATCTTATCTAAGGAACTGGTGTAATACCTATAGTCACCGTAGTAAGGTCTCTCCTCTACATTTCTTCCACCGTATACTTTTATTTGTAATATATCAGAAGGAATTCCAAAACAGTTGATTAGAGCTCTTAAGCCTCTCTCTGTACCTTTAGAACTTATTAATAAAGGAAGGTTGTGATAAATTCTTTTGTAAACCTCTTTCTGGTAGTTATCATAAGAGGATGGTTGTATACTAGCATTTGATCCTGTATATGATCCTGTAATATAATTTGTAATTTGTTCACTACCTGATTGATATGATTGCCCTATAATAGTTGTAAATAGATCTTGAATAGATTTATTTGAACTATATAACTGTACTCCGAAATTTCTTAAAGCTTCTGCTACTAAATCTCTCGAGATACCAAAATCTAACCTATTATCTGCATCATATTTATCTGTTACAGCTTTTCCATATAACCATAAATTATCGAAGTGTTGACCAATCATATGTATGAACGTTATATAGTGTTCATTATTTGGATCATCTCTTAAATATGTAGGAATTGTGTTTATTAATAAATTATTATTAATACTATCGTAGTATACTGCTTCATTTACTTTATTAGAGTACCAGGTTTGTGCTGATGGGGAAGTGCTTATTATATTAGAATACGGTCTACTGTTGTTGTTTTTAGGCCAGGAATTACTTCCTGATTCATAGTATAAATACCTTTCGTAGTGATCTAAATTATTTAATACACCTTTAATTAATTCTGTATAATAACTAACACTCCCTGATGCTCCTGGTGAGGTTTGGTATTGTACTAGGTTGGTAGAGTAGTTAGTTATTAGATCTAATTTGTATTTAAAATTTACCAACCTCTCTTGTGCGGAAGAGAAATGTATATAGTCTTTATAATTGTTATAATCTATACTAATTTCTATACCTTTTTCGTTAAATACTGAGTATATCTCGCTGTTACTGTTATTTACAGGGAAGCTAAATAGTTCATTGTAGTTTAGATATTCTGAGGGAGTTAGGTTAGTATCTTGTATATCTAGATTAAAATTAGGGGATTTTAATAGTAATTGATTAACTGGCTCGTCTGGTACTGTGAAATCTATTTCATATGAAACTGAATCAGAGATTACTTCTACTATATTTAGAGTACTTCCTATATCGTATGTACTAGGAAGTGGTTCGTACAGCTTTACTACTACTGCTTTTTGATTGTTAAAATCCCTGTTCTGTATATTAGTACATATAAAAAGGTCATTATTCCCGAAATTTAACCTAAACCCTTCGAAGTAACTTTGAAAGTGTATAGTTTCTGCAAGGAATGATGCAGATCCACTTACCATTTCATCACTTAGTGTAGTTGCTAGCAATCTTAACTCTGTTCTATCAGGGGATATTGCGTTGATGAAAAACTCAGCTCTTGATCTATCAGGTGTAAATAAATCGTTTAAAAAGTGATATAGTAGTTTGACTCTTTTCCTTTCATACCCGTATGTCGTAGTATCTAATACTGGATCTATAGTTAGAAAAGAAGCTCCTGAGTTTCCAGTAGATTGAGCATTGCCGTAGAACTTATACCTTGTATAATTATCATCGCTGTCTAGTAAATTATTTGCTGTCCCGTATATATGTAATTCTACAAAATGCTTTTCAGGATCAAATAAATTATTTAATGTAAAGGAATTTATTAGCTTCTTATCAGATTCTTTATATTTTTCAAATCCAATGATTTCTTCAACATCTCTATCCTCTACTATATATGTTACATCTGCCATTTACTATACCTGTGTTTGTAGTGTTAATATTTGTTGACTTAACGAGAGATTTTCTTGTCTTAGTTGTGCTATTTCATCTAGTAATGGCTGTATATCTAATGTGTCTTTCTCGAAATCTAATAATTCCGAACTTTTTCTTACTAAGTAGTCATGAGAATCTTCTACTCCTAGTACATCTATTATGTAGTATAGATCTTCATATAGTCTAAAAAATTCAGCAATATCGTCGGTTGTATTAGTAGTTGGTGGTGTAAATGTAGTAAAACTATTATCTATTACTTTTTTAAATCTCTTACCATCTAAAACTGTTTTTTTTATCTCGATACTTTTATCCATTTCTAACTACTTTAAAAATATTTTGATTATCTACTACTGTAGTACTTTGATCTAAAACTGTTTTTATTAATATACGGTAATATCTCTCAGGTTGCAACCCATCCATGTACACATCGAAAAATGCTCCATTTGAGTCACAACTTATTTTTGTAAACTGTGTATTAAAATCAACAACCATTTCTTCTGTATTCTCATCTCTCAATCCCCAATATGAAGCAGATGGGAGTGCGTAGTTTGTAAGGTATATAGAGGAGGTTGTGAAAGATCTTACTGGATATTTTGGTCTAGCTGATAGTCTAAATCTCTGTTTACCTATATCCGGGTAGCTTCCTTTGTTGTTTGTTAGGTTAATTGTTGATATACTATTTGAAAGAATTGAAAGAGATCCTGTATTGTAAGTACTATCATCCCATTTTAATTCTAAAAATGGTGGGTAGATTGTATTTGTATCTGCTCCAAAATACTTGAGTCTAATAGAGGCAGTTGTGTTGTATTCTAGATTATCTGGCAGTTTTAGTATAAATCCGTTATTACTGATTGTTCCTGCATCAAACAACTGTATAGCTTTTGTTACATTTATATCAACATCGTTTGTTGAATTTAGTGCATGAGATTGTGTAAATTCTAAATTTACTCCATTTGAGCCTGTATACCAGTTTCCTCCTCCAGCGGTTGATCCGGATTTATAAGAACCTGTTGTATTAGCTACAAACCCTACTGTTGTCCATGCTCCTGCTTGTCCTGCTGACTTATACTGCCAAGAAGCACCTGTGGTATTAACTGGTGTGTCTCCAAACTTTCCTACTCCATTATCCCATGTTCCATAAACAGGGTATGCATATAAATCGTAATTAACTGGTACTGCATAAGCATCTGCTAGATACAAATGCAAGCTTGCACTATATACTCCTCCAGCTATCTTATTGGTGATTACATCTTTAATTTCAGAATTACTATATTGAATAAGTATTCTACTTGTCTCTCCCTCTCCTGTAATATCTGTATATCCTCCTATCTCTACTATTTCATCCTTACCAGCATTTCCTGTTGGTGCTTCTGTAAAGATAAATGTATCCTTCTCAGGAAAAATTCTATATACTGCCATTTTTATAGTGTTGTTATTCTCCCGTTAATATCTATATCAGGATATTTTATTTCAAAAATCATAGGATCGTATGAAGGGTATATAATATTGTTTCTGGTAGCTCCATATATGTCGTAAGCATACTGTGAGTACTGTCCTCCTACTTTATTATATATCTCTACCTTCTGAACTGTCTGCACTCCTTTTTCTTGATCGAGGAGTGTATATATACTCGATAAATTAATAGGTTGATTTATATTCCATTTATTTATGTCAAAATACTCTTTAAGTAAATTAGTACATCTTAGTAGTACATCTCTTCCCTGGTAATTATTTCGAACTATTACATCAAAGTTTAATTCAATATTGACTATAAATGCATCTTTAATATTAATAGCATCTGTTAAAATCATATATCCAGCTAAATATTGTTTTAAGTTATTTTTTAAACTACTAGATAATCTTACCAATTTATTATCACTATTAAAAGCGAGAGTATATATAGATAATGCTAACGGATTATTATCTACCATACTTCCTCCTTGCATATTTGGATTTGATAATTGATCTTGTGCAGTATATATTTTTGCTATAGATCCGTACTTTGTAGGCATAGATAGTGCTCGTACTGCATAATCTTGAAGTGTTACTGCTCGATTCTGTTCATTAAATGCTCTTAATGTATTTTGCCTTAATTCATCAATACTATCTCCATCTCTACCTCCTGTAGCTGCTCGTGGGTTATTAAATCGTAAGGTATTTTGCTGTACTGTATTTATTCCAGAGATTGTTCCTGTTGAGAGTATTTCTGTTATTGTGTTTGATGGCACATTTGCTTGTGCTCCTCCTCCTACTAGGTAGGTTATTGTTAATACTGTATTCTGTGGTGCTAATCCATAAGTTTGTGTGTATAAAAAATTACTTGGATCATATGCATACTTTAGTCTACTAGGTACAGTACTTAATCCTAGTCCTACATTAGTGGGGTTTGGTGTTATAATTGAATCATCCTGATTTAATACTCCGGATCCGAATTGAATCTGTAATTCACCTGCTGAGGTAAATCTTGTTACAAATCTCCTAGGAACTTTCTGTAAGGAAAGTAAGTTTGGTACTAATCCAGTATCAGAAAATGTGTTTGGTGTATCTACAAAAACTGTTTCTTGCCCTAAGAACGGTACTTCTGTCCATGTACCTCCATTACTATCAGTTATTGATAAGACTCCTTGTATATTTCTATCTGCAATGGTTATTGTTTTAAATTTCTCTACAGATCCTATAGTTTGTTCAACTGTTCTTACTTCTCCTGAAAATGCTTTTACTGTTTTGCTTAGTTCGTATTTGTTTGGAGTAAATCCTATCAATGAATTTATACGGACTATTGTAGGATCATATGAGCTTGAAAAATAAAAATCAATAGGTGAATCTATAATAAAATTAACACTCCCCCCTGTACTTGATTTTAATCTCGTATTTGGACCTATTTTTAGTGCTTGACTCCAGTCGGGATCATAATTAGCTCCTGTTGCATCTACTAATTGTGTTACTTGTATTTCTACTTGAGAAGCTGCTATAACTTTCGGGGAATACCCCATCATATAGGCTAAGTTATATAGGTTAGATGGATTTTTAGCATACTGTAAATATGTTTCTTGTAATTGAGTATCTTGATAAAAAGCTAAAACATCTCCTACATATGCTGCCATTTCTATAAACATCATACCAGGGGAGGTAGGGGAAAAATCATTGTAAGAGTCGGGGAAGTAGTTTTTGGCATACTCTATTAGTTGTGCTCTAAAATCTGTAAACTCTCTACCTACGTATTTTATATCTCTATCTTGAATCATTACTGTTGAAAATTAATTGATAACTGATCTTGTATATTAGTCATCGTTACACTATATCTTAGTGAAATAGTTATAGTTTGTGAATCGATATTTTCTTTTATTTCTAACCTCTGTATGTTTACTTCTGGAAACCAGTATGATACCCCGTTTCTAATAACTGAGTCTATTTCCTCTCTTTTATCTCCTGTCATTTGATCAAAAAGTAATGCTCGTAATCCTGCTCCTAAATTTGGATTAAAAAATCTCTCAGATGTACCTGTTAAGAAGTAATTGATTAAGTTTGATTTTAAAGCGTCTTGAGTTGTATATGTAGTGTTAAATACACTAGTAGAGGAGAAGGGTAATGCAACTCCTACTCCTACACTCGGCTGTAAATCTAATGGATCTATGTTTTGTATATCAAATGGCATTATCCTCCAAATCTTTGTTTATCTTTATCTACTGATGCTTTATATATTGCTCCTGCATTCTTTACAAAATCCAATGTGCTTAAATCTAATCCTGGTTCTGGACCTGGATTATATTGTTGTATGGTGTTATCGTTAAAATTCTGCATGTCTGAATAACCTGCTGTTATATTTGAATATTCTGCCTGAGTCATATTATTTCTTGTCTCATTCAATATATCAGCTATAGGATCTCCTGTATTAAATACCGGTTTTCTTGGTGGTTGGTATGATTGATACTTTACAGGTTCTACAGACCTTGTAGTGGGTTTTACAGATTCAGATAATATTGAATCCATTTCCTCTCGAACTGCTTCTTTAACTGCTTCTTTTATTAATTTTTTTAATAAATCTAATTTCATATTAATAAATAGTTATGTTATACTAATTGATTATCTATTTGGAATTTAATCTCATCTAAGAGCACTTGTACGGAAGAACTAAAAGAGGAGGGACCTTGTAATACGACTACCCCTCTTTTATTTCTAGCAATAGCGTATCTTCTAGGAGCTATTCTAGAGGAATGAGGGTCTTCTACTATGTCGAGAGTATATTCCTTATAGTTAAAATCCTCACTAGAGGTTCCTTCAAATCCTGTATTCTCTGGAGGTTGTGCTGCTTTTACTATTTCTTTCGAATTACCGCTATTTTGTGAGCATTCTGCAATTTTTATATCTATAGCTTGTAATCTATCTCTTAATGTACTTAGTGGTGTAGTTATTGAGGATATTATAGAATTTACTGCTTTTATATCTCCTTCTACTACATCAATAGTTGTAGTTAATGTTGTTATTGTATTACTGTAGGTGTTAAGTACACTCATAGGTACCCCTAGACCTCCTGTTTGTGGTGGGATAATTGCGGTAGGTACTGGTATTTTTTTTATAACTTCTAACGCTACCTTTGCAACTGTTACAACTGGTTGTAGTTTACTAACAATAGGTTTAATAGCATCTACTCTTTTTTGAAAAGAATTTATAATCTTAAGTAGGTTATCTTTAATCTTTAAAATCTGCTTCATACGTTCTACATTCGGACATCCATTTGCGAATTCTTTAAGTAGTTCTAATACTTTTTTCTGAACGGTAGATCTTAACTTCCCTTGTAATGGACCTATCTGACTTGAAACTGCTTTACTTATCTTAGACTTAATTGCCATTATTCAATGTATACTTTTTTAGATTTTATCTGATTTACTAGTCCTCTCAGTACATTACATGTATCTACTACACAGTATCCTTCTGTATTTATTGTTGCTATTGGTCCTCCATATTGTGCTTCTGCTGTCTTCATTGCTTGCCCTATATTCTGTAAAGCATCTAACATTACTGATAAAAAATTACCTAATTGATTACCTAATATCGCAGGCTCTGCTATTCCCGCAGAGGATTCTCTTGCTTTAGCACCTATATATATCTTATCTGCATCTAGACATGCATACTCTTTCCCGTCAAAATTTAATGTATTCGCATTTAACCCTACAGAGTCTTTTGCTGATAGCAGTACGCTTTCTTCTTTTGCGTTAATATATATTCTCCCTCCATTTAATACTGCTTGGTTCCCTTTATATTCTTGTGCTAATTTTGGAGGAGAAGTATATGAAGCTCGTTTTGTATTAGCTGCCTTTAGTGGTACTTTATGATTTGATAGGAAATATAAGGAGTTAGGATCCTCATTAATATTCTCTACTATATAATCTATCCCATTAGTTGTCTGTATTTGCCCGTTGCTAATTATTATATACGGGAATCCATTATTAGTTTTATCTACTATTGGGTTTAATACTGATAAACTTCCGCCTAATCTTATCGACTGTCCTTGCCTCCCTTCTAGTAATGTATCTCCAGGGAAGGGGAATAGTGGGTTAATAGTAGATAGTTCTTGAAATCCTAATCCTAGATACTTACTTTTATTATACCCAGGATCTGGTAAAGCATTATGATTTGGAGATCCCCAAAGATTTACTATATCTTTATAATATAGTCTTTTGTCAGAGGTGCTTGATTGTACTTCTGATGAAGGACCTGGTATTAGTGATACTATTTCGTTTTTTACAGGGAGTTGTTTAATCCCTAAGGAGAGAGGTAGTGCGGTTTTAACTGCACCTCTTACTATTCCTTTGTAATCTAGAGAAGTGTATTTTATAGATCCTACCGGTAATTCATTTCCTTTTTCATCTAAAAAAGGCCGAGAATCATCTAACTTAACATCTACTACTTTTCCGTAATTAATAGTACCTTGTTGACCAGAGCCTTTACCAGAACCCCCTGTCATTATAGATACTTGATTCCCTAAATTATAAGCAGATCCTAACATTCTCCTTCTCCTTTCTTACCTAATTCCTCGCTTTGCTCTATTAATTTTGCTAATTCTTCTGGATTAAAGAAGTCTGTTGTATCTTTTCCTCCGCTTGATTCTAGTCTTTGTACCAAAGCTACCATTTTTATTAAATGCTCATCATTCTTTACTCCTACCTCTAAATATTCTTTTATCATAGGAACTACTAAAGTAGCATCACCAATATTCTCTACTAAGGGTTTTAACTCCCCTATTAAAGCATTAATTTGTTTTTCTTTGTTTCTAGAATTATCATATATCTCTTTTAAAACATCAGAAACAGTTTTTTTTCCAAATATAGTTGTATCTAATCCCATACCTTATTTATTATATAAATAGATGCTATCTAATTATTGTATTTCATACCCTGCTTTTTGATAGATTTTATACCTATCGTAAAAATTATCTTTTAATTTATTAATAACTCTGGTTAAGGTAGGAGTTTCACAGTCTGTCATCTCTCTAATGTATATGTATAATGCTTTTTTTCTAAAGATTTCTAAATCTTGTCTGGTTTTGAATATAGTTAGTATTGCATCTACTACTCTCTGTTCCTGTTCTTTAGGGAATTCACTATATAATGTATCGTAGCTTACTTTAATAAATTCATCCATTATTGCAGCTAGATTTATACGTCTTGTATTATTATCAGATAATTCTGTCTCATAAGAATCTTCCACCTCTTCAAACGATCCTATTTGCTTTAGCTTTCTATAATTTTTATTATTGTAGTTGATCAACCATCTCTTTACAATGGTTTGAAAATAAGAAAAAGCTTTTGCTCCGTTAGTAGGATCAAATCTATGTAATTTCTCTTCCACTAGCATAGAGATAACTTCTAGTTTTAAATCCTCTATGTCATTTACATCTGTGTAATAGAATTTAAATGTATGGATTATATTCTCTGAGAGTTTGTAGAGAGGTATGTATATATATTTTTTAAATATTTGATCCCTATATACAGGATCAGAGGAAGTATTGTATTTAACAATCGCATCCTCTGTTTCTTGAGTGAAGTAGTAATTACTTTTATTTATTGGTTTTGCCATAATCATCTGGGAGACGATAGGCGTTTATAGTTTCTTGGATTTCTTTCATAAAGTTGAAGAAAACTCCTACTTCATCGTCAGATCTAAAAGCGCCTTTCTCATCTAATTGTTCAATATAGATTTTTGATTCATTAATAAGATACGCAACCTTTCTTAAATAACCTACTTGGTATTCTATAATATCTTCCTGACGTGTTACCTTCCTGTATAAATTCCAGGTAGTATATCCAAGTACTCCAACTATTATTACCGATATAATTAATAATACTAACATTTTAAATTGATTTTACTGCATTTAACAATCCCTCAGAGGCATTAACTCTCTTTCCGGAAGAACTACTCACCTTCTCTACTTTAGGAGAAGTACTTCCTCCTTGTAGTTTCCAAGCATCATACTCTATTTTAGAAGCAAGAAAATCTGCTTGATGAAGTATATATACTATATTGGTTCTTAATTTAGAGTCTGGATTAAAGGATAGATAGTAAGGTTTATTTACTTCATCAAATAATCCATCATGTAATTTAATAGCTAAGAATTCCTTCTCATTCATAAAGATACTGTTCTGCTGAAGGATAAAGAGAGACCTATCTTGTATAAGCATAAAAGAAAGATCTTTGTTATGGACATATACCTCCCCTAATTTATCCCTTCTCCAAGCATCTGTTTGTGGGAGATAATTCGG